TTTTCATTCGACTTAAGTGCGTTAAATACGTATACAGATGAAGTCGGTGGGATGTTAATTGCGGAGAGTATCGTAAAAGGTAAAACCGCTGAATTATGTAATATTCAATCAGGTGTAAAAGGTACTCAAGCAATTAACCTTTTGACGTCTACATTGAACGTACAAGACGGAACTTGCGGCTGGAATTCTTCAGGCTCAACCGTGTACTCACAAAGAGACATTACTGTTTGTGATAAGAAAGTAAACGAGGCTTTATGTCCTCGTGATTTGAACCAATACTGGCAATCAGCATTCTTGAACGCTGGCTCTTACAACGAGTCTGTTCCGTTTGAGGAAGCAATTGCTAAATTGAAAGTAGAACAAATTAAAAAATACGTTGAAGAACAACTATGGAGAAGCACAACAGGTACAAGTTGTTTTGATGGGTTCTCTACATTAATCTCCACTGGTACAACGGGTGTTGTAGCGGTAACAGGGGCTACGGGTATCACGTCGTCTAACGCTCTTGCTGAGGTTGACAAATTAGTAGAGTTAGTACCTAACGAGATTGCTGACAGAGATGATATTATTATCTGGATGTCAATGTCTAACTACAGAAAATATCTAATTAACCTTAGAACATCTAACTACTATCAAGACTTTATCGTAGAAGGAGACCAGATGACTGAGTATGTAACTCTACATCCAGGAACTAACTTTAGAGTTGTAGGTACACACGGAATTAACACTGACGGTGTATATCTGGGTGCGGCTGAATTTATGATTGTAGGTGTTGATTTAATGAGTGACGAGGAAAGATTAGACATTTTTTACTCACGTGATAACGATGAAGTAAGAGTTAGAAGTAACTTTAAGATTGGAGCACAAATTGCGTTCCCTGAATACTTTGTAACAAATAACTTATAATAAACTAATTAAAACAGTAAAAAAATTATGGCTTGCTTAAATACACAAAATATATCTTTAGGGTGTGCCGCTTCTGTGGGTGGCGTGAAAGAGCTCTATGTGGCTGGAGGTTCAGTCTCAGGGCAGAGCTATAATAGTGACGGTGTTTTAACTGGTGTAAGCATCTCAAGTGCTTACTATACTTTTGAGTTACAAAAACAAACAAGTAACCTAACGGAGACTTTCCAAGTTTCCCTTGAAAATGGTACCACATATTTTGAACAGGCTTTGACGGCAGTGATGAATAAAATGGACCAAGACAAGAGAAACCAACTCAAGTTACTTGCTCAGAATAGAAACATTACGTTGTTTGTTAAAGATAACAACGATGTAATATGGTATTTAGGGCGTGACTTTGACGGAGGTTTTGTTTCTGCTGGTACTGGAGAGTCTGGAACGGCATTCGGTGACCGTAACGGATACTCAGTAACCATCACTACTTATAGTAAAGAACCGATGACGACTTTATCGTCATCTAACATTGACGACGTTGTAACTATTGTATAACGACGTTAAACATTAACGGGGTGGGTATGTATTACTCACCCCTTTTTAAGCCATTAGACACGAGATATGAGTAATTTAAGACCAAATAGAAAGTCAGGTATGGGTAAGTATGTAAACCTCGGCTTTTTAGGTAAGTATAAGACTTACAAAAATACGGAGTTTAAGGAGTTACCGACCTTGAGTAAAGAGGAGGAGCAACAACTATTAGTTGACGCCCTTAAACCTTATTCTTATACGCCGAGTAAACACAGAGCCATTAGGGCAGCAGGGGCTGTGGGTGGAGCACCAGCACCATCACCAACACCATCGGCAACTGTTACCCCAACAATAACGCCAACTTTAACACCAACTCCTACACCATCACCTTTCATTGGAACAGCAAGTATACAACCGACTTCGGCTGAGACATACAACGATGTCACTTTAACAGGTTCAACAAACTTATCATCTCCGACTTATATTTGGACTCTAACGGACTTTAGAGATACAAGTGGTAATACTATAACATCATATACAGGAAACCCTCTTACAACGGGTTATTTCATTTCATCAGGTTCAACGAATGTCAGATTGGATGTTGTGGGTGTTGAAGGTTCAGCATTTACAACTAACTTCAGTATTAGTGAATGGACCCCTGATAGTATCAGTGGTCTGACTTATTGGATTGACCCGTCTAATGAAAGTTCTGTATCCACAAGAACGTCAGGTTCGGATGTATTTGTTGAAAGTATTGACAACCTTGCCTCTACGAGTTCAACATATTCGGGTGTGAGTAATAGCGTTGCCGTAGAACAACCATATTACGTTACTTCAACGGGTATGACTAATGGACTAAAAACCATTATGAATACTGGTTTTAGAAGCACCTACACCACTTCATTGAAGGATTTAGGTAATGTAGTTACAGGAGACACCTTTACATTCTTAAGGGTAGGTTATCACGGAGTAAGTAGTAACTATTACGCTTTTCAGAAAATCGGTATCACGAGCACCTCTAATAGAATATACTTGGAGGAGACTGGACCTACCTCACCAACGAACGATGATTTGAGAATTAGGTATAGAGAGTCAGGTTCATTTAGAACAACTTGGAAAAGTAATTTCTGGAATGGTCTATACTCTAACTCAGGTTTAACATACGGGTTTATATGGGAAAATAATGGAGTTGACCCGTGGCAATTTGAGGCATACATTGACGGAGCACAATGGACGGGATGGACCTCAGAAAATACCGTGGCACCAACGGCTAACTTCCCTATCGGGTATAGTACAAACTTTATGGACCACGTCTTAAATGCGTCCGCAGGAGGACAAACGTGGGATGGTTATGAAGAATTAGGTGAGTGGGTATGTTATGATAGAGTATTATCACAATCAGAGATTGACGAAATAAACCAGTACCTCACAAGAAAATGGGGGGTCTAATCAAATAATATATGGCACACGAAAACGGACATATTGGGTGGATAGAATACTCCACTGAAACTGAAGCAAACGACTTAATCGGTCGTATTAACACTTGTTTAGGATTACCGACACCTGATGGTAAAACTATTACGTGGGCATTACCTGTTTGTTATCAGAATGATTACGAAGGTATTGAGACCGAAAGTGGGTGGTTTGTAATTATACACCACGAAGTTTATGATTGTCTTACACAAGCCGAAAAAGATGTAATCATAACTACATTACCATATGATATTAGTTGTGGAACACCACAACCGATTACTGGTAATACGGAGAATATACTCTAAATAATAAACAAGTAATACCCTACTAATGTTATATATAAAACGTAACGAGGAAAACAAGTTAGTAGTTACGGTCTCACAACATAAGACTTTATCTAACCCTAAATACTTATTTTCTTTTGAGCACATACTCAGTAAAGAGAAGACGAGGTTTTACCCTAAAAACGTAAGTACAAGTACAAGTCGTTACGACGAGTTTGTGTTTATAGAGGGTGACGAACCCTTCGGTTATACTGGTGATATACCTTACGTAAAATTTCCGCACGAGGGTCAACACTATTATTCAGTATATGAAATGTTCAACGAGAATAGTACTGACCCACAATATGCTTTTGACAAGTTAGAGGAGGGCAGGGCTGTTGTTGACGACGACACCATACCGGCAGAGTTTACAACATACATTAGTAGTAACGAGAATAATGCTAACTTTATTTATTACGAGGAGGGTATTAACGAGAATAGACCACTTGTAGGTTTACAGTATAACTTTACCAACGCTAACAGTAATGTATTCTCGTGGAGGTATGCTTACCCTGATATGTATGTAAAAGACTTACAGACGGGGGTTATAGAGACCGTAGGTAATACTTTATATGATTTAGGGGCTTGTGGTATAGAGTATGGTAAAGTAAGTGGTGAGACTTACTATAAAGAGATTACAACGGGGTCAACGTGGCCTGGCTTTAAGGTATACTTAGACACCACTGACGTAATCAGTAAAGGTTACGAACAAGCAAACTTGACTAACCCTAACCCTGTTACCGCATACACTTACAACAACTTTGAGGTTAGTGTTATAAGTGACGAGTTTTGGAAGTTTGACTTGACCGAACATTATTTAGACGGTACGAGTTCAACGATAGCACAACCTTTTGGTTTTAGACGTGATTTAAGTGACGTTAGAGACGTTAACTTTAGTTTGACGGGTAACTCACCTACAACATACACTTTAGGACAAACAGGTACGTCTGGTTTAACCTTTAGTGACGTATGTAGATGTATACAGTTAGACGCTTGTGAGCCTGGCTTCGGTGTTAGAACTATATACTTTAAGGATAGTGATGAGGCTGAATGGTGGACGGCACCTTATAGTGGTGAGAGTATAAGTTACTCACTGACACGTTGTGATTTAACTGAGGACGACAACACTTATTACTGGGGTGTAAATAGAGGAGTAGGTCAAGTACACGTGGCTAAGTTTAACGGAGACGGTACATTGACGTATTACGATACTTGTATAGCACCTACACCGACTCCTACACAAACACCAACCTTTACCCCGACACCGTCCATTACTCCGTCCATAACACCGACGGGTACATTAACACCGACCCCTACACACACGGGTACAGCAACACCTACACCAACGGTAACCGGCACATTAACGCCAACACCAACTCCGTCAGCGGTTATAACGTTTAACTTATTGACTGAGGGTGGTGACACGATAACAACAGAGGGTAACGACCCGATTAGAACAGAGCAAAATTAAAAAATATGGCTGACATTAAGATAAGTGCTTTACCTGTGGCAAACGAAATCTGGAACCTAAATGAAATTATTCCGGTCGTTAACTCAGGCAGTACAACAACATCTAAAAGGACTTATGGTTCCTTGTTCTCTAACCACAGTGGAGGTACGTATACCATTACATCAACAGACCAGACCTACGCTATTATTGCCTGTGGGTCATCATCACCAAATACACACATCCGTATCGGTGGTATAAACAATGCGGCAGTTATCTCGTCAAGGGGTGCTAACATTACCTCAGGGCAGATGAATACCATTATCGGTTCAGAGCAAGATAACGATAGTTCCCAACCAACCATTAACGGAGGACAATACAATACTATTATAGGCTCTAAGGGTGGTGTATCTACAAGTGGTAACCATCAGTTTATTGCTAACTCAGTTAACGGGCAGATTTACGGTGGTGAGTATAAT